GCTTGAGGCCGAACCGTACCCTATCCTCTTGGACCTCCCTGAAGGAATGGAAAGGGGTGCCTTTCAGGAGCTTATGGATTCCTGTAAGGAACGTAGGAGGTTCGACTTCGGCACTATGACACAAGGCCCTGTGCTTGAGTCAGATTCGCAGAGGTTCTTCAGACTACCTGAGAGACCTTTGGATAGGCTTATCACCATACGTGAAGTGCTTGACGGTTCCTATTTGCTTGACCCTCTTACTAGGGTCTTCGTCGTCTCGAGCGTCTATTACTCTATTTTCCGTGATAGGCTTTTCGGACTGTATCTTTGCCTATTGTCCCTCTTTGTGGGGGTTTCCTCCTGGCTGCGCTTGGGTCGCAGGTTGGAGGTTGACTATGACAAGGCCCGCAGTTCTTTTGTGACAGCAAGTTCCTCGTGTTTGAGCATGTATGTTAGTACTGCCGAGCGACTGCGTTTCCTCGGCAAGCTTACGCTTTTTTCTTGCGCATTTGCTGGAGTATACTACTACTTCATAAAGTCTAGGAGGCCTGAGGTTGATGAGAAGGTCAGGCTTGAAGGTAATGTCGTTTCTGTTACCGAAGATACTAGCGAGCCAGCCTTCACCGCAAGTGTTGACCAGGTAAGGTCGCATGCCATCAATAGTTTCAATAAACAACATCCGACCTCTAGTCTGGTCACGCCTTTTGTGAGCGCTACGGTAGGGGACCTGGCCAGCCTGGTCTCCAATAAGATTTTGAGTCTTGAGTGCCATTGTAGCATAGGAGACGAAGAGATTGTCCACAATGGAAATGCCATAGTCGTCTCCGGTGGCGGCGGCATCTTGGCTGCAGGCCACTTCTTCCCCAAGGAAGCCAAAAGATGGAGGCTCGTGCTCCGGCACGTGGGTTCTGACTCTTCGCACGTCCAGAGGTGCGACGTGTCTGCTTCAGACATCATGCGCTTTGAACAAGACGTTGTCGCGGTTAACTGCGGTGTCTACTTCCCGCGCTTGAGCTTGAGGAAGTGGCTCACTCATGCGGAAAACGTGCGCTATGGCTATGTTGCCGTGCACGATGAGAGCAACAGACCGACCTTGAAGAGAGTGAAAGGCATACGCAGGGCTGCTGGGAACATAGCCGTTTCCGGCCATGATGTCGTCCTCAAGCAGCCCTATGTCTATGGTCTCCATGGTATGGGGATGTGTGGAGCCCCTCTTGTTGCTCATATAGGAGCAGACAGGGTTGCCTCTGCAATTGTTGGCCTTCACATGGCCGGCTGCGCTGAGACGGGCGAAGGCTTTGCCGTATGCCTTCCCCCGCTCAACGAGATAGATCGCTTTTTTCAAAGCAAGGTCGTTTTGGAATCTACCGAGACCTTCTCGTTCACGCCTTCGCCACAACCGCTACACCCCAGAAGCCAGCTCCATAACGCTATTGGTAACGACGTCCCATGGAGTGTCTATGGCAGCGTTGGCAATCACAGGCATAATCCCAGAACTCAATATGTAGATCTGGGCCTTATCGCAACAGGCAAGGTCGTGCCTGATTTTGCCGGCAAGCTTATTGACGGCACTTGGCGTAGCTACGGCCTTACTGCGTTGGGGACCCTGGCATGCCCCAGTGATTTTGAATGGGGTAAGCTTGTTTACCCTTTCTCTACTTGGGTGAGGATGAACAAGCCCGCCATCCCTAGGCTCAATAGGCCTTTGAGCCTTGTTGAGTCTATTAATGGGGTTAAGGACAGTTTCATAGGGCCCGTCAATAGGTCCACTTCCTCTGGCTATGGGCTCCAAGGCCCCAAAGCCAACCACCTCATATTTGACGGTGAGGTTCACTTGGCTAAAGAGCATATATCTCGTGAGTATGCTGCGTTGGAGAAGGAGCTCCTGGCCGGTAAATTTGTGGTTCCCACCTGCAACGTCTTTCCCAAAGACGAGCCGCTTAGTGGGGAAAAAGCTGCATCATTCCGGATAAGGAAGATTGTTGGGTTTCCTTTTGTCTATTTCCTCCTAGTCAGGTCCTACTACTCCGCAGTTGTTGAGTTCCTTATGGTTAACAGGTCTTTCTTCGGTTTTGCCCTTGGCATGAACTGTTACTCAGAAGATTGGGGCGACATTTATGCGTCCCTCACCAGGGTCAACGGCGGCAATGTTATGGCTGGCGATTTCAAAGGCTTCGACAGTAGCATCACTGGCGAAGCCGTGGCCTATGCCTTTGATGTTATGATTGACATAGCCTCTGAATATTTGGACTACGATGCCAAATCCCTCTTGGTGATGAAGCTCCTTGCGAGAGGCGTCCGCTACCACAACTGGGTGGTGGATGGTGTTGATATGATTTTTGCCTCGTCAGGCAATCCCTCGGGTCAACCGTTGACTTCCATCGTCAACTGCATCATCAACCTTACCATACATCTTCAGGCGTCCCAATGGCGAGTCGACGGCATGTCCTTTTGGTGTTTGGGAGACGACTGCCTTGCGGCTAGCAAGGATTTCGACCAGTTCCACCTCGCGAGGGTTGCGGACTCGATGGGCTTTAACTATACGGACGCGAGCAAGAGTGAGGTTAGCGCTCCTCATGTCCACGTGAGTGAAGCCACGTTCCTCAAGAGGGGTTTTTCCCTTCACGAGGACATACCTGGCATTGTAGCCCCACTTGACCTCGCCTCGGTAGATAAGATGATCAATTTTTGGAGGTGTCCGAAAGTTGCCAAACACGAACATGCTTATGAAGAAGCCCTTGATGAGCATTTCACCACTTGCTCCCTTAACGCTCGTAGGGAACTTGTCCTCCATGGGAGAGACAAGTTCGACGAGGCTAAGGAGCGATATCGTAAGCTTGTCTACAAAGGCAGGTTTGTCGATTTAGGCGATTATGACGCCGCCCTCTCGTGGCACCTTGAAACGAGAGAAAGCGCATTCCTTGACCAGGACAGGTCTCCCCGCGTCTGTAGTGGGGGTGATGTTGAATATCAGGTTGAGTGGTAATAGGTTTAAAGACGCATGGGTCAAGCGTCGCCAAGTATCCACTCCCCAGTCGTCGGAGCAGCCCTCCGATCTTTTAGGCCTGACTAGCCGACCCGCACCCTCTTAATAGTATAGGTAAGCCGTTAAGAGTTAAATAATACCTGCTACAACCAACGATAGTAAAACCATGGTAACCGGCGAACAAAACGCCGAACCACTTCCGTCCGCCGGGTCATCTAATGGCACCGGCGTAGAGCAGCAGACGATTAATTTCGCTGATGCTACCGCCCCTGTGATAGTCCCCAGTATCTCCGCCAGTTTGAGCACTAGGGTACCTTCACAGTCTTTTGCTGATTATCTGGCAAGGCCAGTCACCATAACTGAGTTTGAGTGGAATGGTGCCAGCTCTTATGGTAACCAGATTAAGCAGCACAACCCCTGGAAGGACTGGCTCATGAATCCAGCTGTCCAGAACAAGTTGCAGAATTTCCAACTCCTTAAAGGAGATTTGAAAGTCCGCTTCATGCTCAACGGCAGCCCCTTCCATTTTGGGGCATTGTTGGCCTGGTATAGGCCTTACTACTCCTCTGGACTTTCCTTTGGGGCAGGTGACCCCCATGCTGCTATTCAGCACCCATCTGTCTTCCTCTACCCTTCAGGGCATACCGTTGCTGAGATGACCCTCCCCTTCGTCTCCATGAAGAAGTTCATCGACCTGTCGCCCAATGGCTACACTGGCAATATTGAAGAGGCCTGTGGTTATAACCTGGGGTACCTCAATTATACGGTTTTCGCAGCCCTGTTGAACGCTAATAGCTACACCTCGCAACAGCTCACTGTGACCGTCATGGCTTGGATGGAGGACGCAGAGCTTGCCGTCCCAACCCCCTACCCTGTCGTCCTTGAAAGTGACGTCAGGGTAACCAAGAAGAAACGCAAGCAGAGGACTGAGTATGATCATGACGGTCCCGTCTCGGGCATTGCTTCCACGGTGGCTGAGATAGCCTCCTCTCTGACCTCGGCCCCGTACATTGGTCGCTTTGCGCGAGCGACTGAGATTGGGGCTGATGCAGTCGGAGCAGTTGCTTCGCTTTTTGGTTGGTCTAAGCCGACCAATATTGACAAGTTGACCTATGTCAAGAGTCTGCCTTTTAGCTATATGGCCCAAGGGGTGGCCTCTGACGCGAGCCAAAAACTCACTCTTGACCCTAGGGCAGAGACTACCGTTGATCCAGCGGTTGTTGGCTTGAGGGGCGAGGACTCTATGCTCATCAGCAATATCCTTTCGAGGGAGTCCCTCTACGAGGTCATTGACTTTCCCACGACCGCCACTGTTGGGACCAAGCTCCATGGCCACCCCGTGTGTCCCGGCATCTACAAGTCGACACAAGATAACGGTGTTACAAAGTTGGTCAATACGACGCCCATGTTCTGGCTCACCAGGGCTTTCTACTACTGGTCTGGTACGATCAAGTATAAAATCAGGGTCGTCGCGACGCACTACCATAGGGGTAGGGTTCGCGTCGTTTACTTCCCAAGGAGCAATGCTATCGTCCCCTCGGTCGATTACTCCAACATTTCCTGGAACACCATTATTGACGTTTCTGAAGATTCGGAGATTGAGATCGAGATTCCTTGGACCCAGGCAGTCCCTTGGCTCCCTTGTACTGGCATCGATAGTTCGGCAGGCACACCCCCCGACTTTGGCGTCATCAATGGCTCGTTGGGCTTCTATGTGCTGAACACTCTTGAGAGCCCCAATGGAGGTGGCTCCATTAAGTTCATTCTCACTGCGGTCGCTGGCGATGACTTCAGGGTGGCCAAGCCTTACACTGCGGCGATTCAGAACCTCACTCCCTTTGGAGCAGCGTTCGACTCGGGTGCCCCAACCGACACGCCTGTCCCACCCGACCTTTTCGAGGGTATCCCGGCCGCAACTAGTTCCCCGTACGTCAAGCCGACGTCAGGGTATTGGGACGACAATACCATCGCGCCGGTTCGGTTTGAGTCCGGCGCAAGCCGCCATGTCATTGACAATACCCACTATGGTGAAGAGCATTTTGGAGAGACCATTGTGTCACTTAGGACTTTGCTTAAACGCATTTGCCCTTGGTACGAGGTTACGTCTGGCATTCCTAACAATCCGCACTTTGACTACATCCTCCCTCAGATGCCTTTCGACCAGATGGGGTTGCAGGCTACTGTCGACGGCTCTCTCACTGTTTGGCCAATTGCCAACATTGCGCCCGGGCAGATCAATGCCTACACCTATCAGACCTTCATGACCTATTTCCGGACAGGATTCCTAGCGCTTAGGGGTTCTACGCGTTACAAGATCATGGCGGCCCAGACCACTGGTGGTGCGGATCAGCATATGTACACTTCGGCTTGTATCACTGATGCTGAAGCCCCTTATGCTGGTGTGGACAATGCCTCCGCAGCGGGAGCTTGCTGGGAGGGGGCTAATGGCATGTTGTTAAATTCGCAGCATGTCCAAGATGGTATTGAAGTGGAAGTGCCATACTACAGACCGCAGAATTTCGTCCTTGGTTGGACGTTAAACAACCAATCGGCAGGTATGGGTGTGGATTATTCCACCCTTACAAGCCCCTCCAACCTGAAGGTTTCACATGACTTCGTCACACTAGATGGCGGTGTCATACCGACATGCACGTTCATTGGAACTGCTGCAGGTGAAGACTTCACAATGGACTGGTTCCTTTGCTCTCCCCCGATGATCATGTTTCATGATCCCACGGGTAATAGGTCGAGGAACCATCCCCACTCCACGCTTTAGGTGTGGAGGTTATGGAGAGCTGCGAGACCGCGCAGCCCCGTCGCAATAAGACACCGCTTTTTAAGCCGTCTTAGACGGTGGAATTTTACGG